CCCACACTTTACGGGCAATGTGCCCCACCACTTTCGTTAGGGCCGATAAGGCCCCTGCCTGGTGAAAATCAGGACTTGAGTGTGTATATCGATATACGTCTATACTCTGGGCTAACGTCGATAGGAAGTGAAACCCCCTTCACAACGCTCCCGTCATCCAACTTAACGTCTGGAATAGGGAGACCCGAGCATATAGTTCCTCCCGCCTCATTAAAACGGCGTAGGAACTTGCTTACCGCGATCGTTTCACCAATCGTGGCTCTGTTCACTGGATCAACAGAGGCTACAACATCATCTGGCGCCTCACGGCGGTAGATGCTGTAACTAGGCAACACGAAGTCACTAAACATCTCAGGTCTAATATCTTTACGACCAGAGAGTGTGAACGTGTCAAACGTATAACCTGAGTAACCCTTTCGGAATTGATTAGTCTTCCGACTGCGATTCCAGTCACCTAAAAGGTGGCCATCGCCAAAACCATCAGGGCCGAAGATCTTGAGAGAGGGATGAATTAACCTCCGCACGCTTGTGGCGCGCTCAAGATCTCCCCGTCGCACGTAATAGTTGTGCAACGTAAACAGGCTCCGACCACTTACCCAATCACTTGGGAAGTAGGGTCGAATATCGATCCCCCGATAGTAATCCTTTCCGCATGATTCCCTAAAAAGGCCCCATGCGAAAGACTTCTTTCTGTTAGCCTCGAAACCGCAAATACGGAGGATTTCTATCACCTCCTCAAAGCGGTCCGATGGGCAGATGATGTCGTCTCCGAAGACCGAGACGACGTCGGGATCATCTGTGCCACAGACAGCAGTGGTGAGAGCCCAAAATATAAGACTCTCTAACGGGAAAGTAAACCCGTTGCCCATGCTGGAGAACTTCTCCAGGGTAAGCCGGTGGCCCTTGTAGGTCACGTGGCCCGAACGACCTCTTGCGAGGAACGTCGCCCAATCCAGAGGGAGAAGATGAAAGACCAACTCAATGGCTTTCATGTCAGAAGCGGATACCAGGTCGATCGTCGCGACGTCTCCGTCGCGCGAACCTCTCAGGGCAAGGCGTTGATTCCTTGTCTGGTCCCTGAGGTTTAGACCAAAACGTCCGAAGCGTGCAATCAGTAAATCACCAACGGCATTTTGAAATAAGCCGTTTAAAGGTGGTTCCTTAACTGTCGCACGAAAGGTCTTCGCGTTTTTCGGGGCGAAGTCTAGGACACCGTCGTTGATCACGACTGGTACCAAGAACCGGGACTCATCATCTTCGTGGACTATAACATCAGCCCACGCCTCCGATAATTGCGGCAGCTCACCTAGTAGCCTCACGGCCGCAGGAAAGAGCTCTTCACTACACGAGACGCC